ACCGTCTGGATAAAGTGCGGTTATCATGTGAGAAGCTCTTTCTAAATTTATTGTTGGACCTTCTGGGTGTCCTAATTCACCATAAGCACGCTTCTCGTTGATGAATTCTTTATTGTATCTTTTGACTTCTTTGTCAAGTATTTCCATAGGATATACACGGCCATTCTTGTTTTTGATGTCAGCCTGCATAAAAATACCTTTGATTTTATAATCTTTTTTCCCGTTTTCTTTTTCTTCGGTGATGTACTCTACATCACTTACAAATTCTTCCGATATTAATTTTACTTTATTACTCATAATTCTCTCTATGATGTGTAGTTTTCATCTTTCTTAAATTCTATTAAAACAAAACCAGATGTACCTTGACAAGATGCCTCAAAATCACCAGAGGTTGCTGTTGTGTTTGTTGCCCTAGATTTAATTAATCCAGCAGAGCCATCATAATGTCCACTTCCAGCAAGGTCAATTAATGTTACATCTGATGAAGCACCTTGTTCAATAATTGCAACATGGCCTGTATCATCATCAGCAGTTCCTTGTACTAAACCCCACCAAATTCTACTAATATGTAATTTAGCTCCATTTGCATGACCATCTAATTCACTTGCATCTAGGATAGCATTTGTTGCAGTTGTATCATTATCAATATTGACTAAAATTGTAACTGTTCCACCAGCACCCGATGCATTGACTACTGTATCTCTTAATGTTGTCGTTGTAAAAGACATCTAAATTTACTCCTATTAAATCGACAGTACTTCTTTTTCAAAGTACGAAATAAGGTCTTTTTCACGAACCTTATTCTTCTTACTTACTGTTTTTATAGTTTTATCGAAAGTATTTAGGAAATCCGAAGGTTTAGCGTCCATAACTGTAAAGATATCATCTACTGCAGACTTCATCTTAGGTGTTAATCTCTTGTATTCCTTAGATTTCTTATGTTCATCTTTCTCTAAAAAAGGTTTATAAAAAGAATTAAACTTCTTCATCTCCACTATCCGATTGTGTTTCAGAAGTTTTAACAAATGTATTTGCTACTTCTTTTCTTTTTGTTTCTAGTGCATTGCCTACTTTTGAAGCAATTGTATCTTTAAAAGCTGTTTCAGCACCTAAGTTATCACCATCGGATAAAGCATCTATTATGTCTTTAGTTTCCGCCATCTTCATCTCCTTTATTATTTACTCCGTCAGAACCTTCCATATCTTCTGGTGATATGAATCCACCCGTTGCATCTTGTGGGTATCTTGTAATACCATCAGTAGCATCTGGCATATCTATTCCACCATCTTCAACATCAGTTCCACTTTCTTTGTTAATTTGTGTTTGCATTTCATCTATTTCTGCATCTGTCATATTTAGTACATTTTTTTGCACCCACTCTTTACTGTAGAATGTTCCAATATATGATTCTATAGAACCTAAATTGTTTATTCTATCTTGCATCAATTCTGCTTTTTTCAATTCAGCAAAATGACCATCTTGTAAAAAGTTATACTGAATATGTTCTTTCATATTATCCCAATCTTCTAGGGTGACAACACCTTTTAGAATTAATTGAGCTTTTAACATATCAGTAAAGATAGGTGTAAATCTTTTTCTTAGTCTTTGTACAAACTTTGTGAATTTTAATTCATCTCTTGTAATCTCTGTAGAACGACCAAGACTGAAACCACTTTCAGCTTCCATTCTAGATATGGGTACATTCAATGAACGATATAATTTGTTTTGGAAATATTTTATATCTTCTATCTCACCTAAGTTTTGTCCACCTTGTAGTGTAGTAATCTCTGTTCCACGACCACCTTCTCTACGAGGCAACCAGAAGTCTTCTAACATTGACATATGATTTCTGTCATCTCTAATTTCACCAGAAGAAGAATCATAAACTAATTTGTTACGATAACGATTCATAACATCTTTTAGATATTGTTCTGCTTTTATTTTAGGAAGATTACCTACATCAATATAAAATATTCTTCTTTCGGGTGCTCTTGATATTCTGTATATAACTACAGAATCTTCAATCATTCTTAATTGATTAACAGGTTTAATTGCTTTGTGTAAATGTGAAAGTACATGACCTTTGTTTTGGTCAATTAAACCAGATGGTACATATGTAATAGAATCATCTGCAATTTTAATACCTTCGTTTAGTTGTCCTGCACTTAATCCTTTATCATTGTATAGGAAAAAGTCTTCTACACCTTTTACGATATCTAAAGATGTACCAGGTTTCTTATCTTTATTAACCTGTCTTACTTTTCTAATTTTTCTAGGGTCTATGTATCGTACTTCAACGACACCTTTTTTTGGATTTTTTTTATCAATTACTTTATGATAAAAAATTCTACCATCAATATACCATCTTCTAAAAATGTCGTGTCCTTTTACATCAAAATCTAAAAGTGACAATACAGTATCAAACTCTGTACGAATTTTTCTTTTAATTGATTCGGTATATTCTAATCTATCAAGAACAATAGATACTGCCTGGTCTCTTTCATTAGATACAACAGCCTCATTAACTATATCCTCAATCGCTGAATCACATTCTGGTTGTTGTGAAATTTCACGATATCTACGGATTAAGTCAACCTCATTTCTTTCTCTGCCGTCTGTATCTAATACTTGACCAAAAAATCCACCCCCTGCTATTTCGACTGCGCCGTCATCTGCTGGGGGTACTGTAAATTTTTCTTGACTTTTGGTGTCTTTGATTTTCTCAAACTTAAAACCAAATAGTTCTGCCATAATAAAATCTCCTTTATTGTCTTTTATTTATAAGATAAAAAAAGACTGTTTTAGAAGTTCACACCACTAACTGAGTAGTTTTGATATTTCCATTCACAAGTGAACATACCTATCTCTGTACCAGCTGCAGAATCTAATGCAGTTATACCACCAACATTTAATGGCCATGCATTTTTAAAGATAAATGTTTTTAAAACTGTGTCATCTCTATCTAATAATTCAGCAGTTAAGTCTGTTGCATAATCAGATAATGAATTAACACCTGTGTTATTATCAAAGTCATTGATACCATTTGACCATCTTTGTAATGCATTTAGAATCATCATGTCTGTATCCATATAGAATTCAGTTGACCAAGAACCAGTTGTATCTCTATCTCCAGCAATAGCTATTTTTCTACCTCTATAGTTAAGTTCTAATTCACCTAAAATTATATCTGGTAGTGTAGTGCCTTTACATAGAAAAGAAGTTCTTCTTACATCTAATCCGATTGCAATACCTGGTGGTGGTGTAATTGTTACACGAAATTGATTGGTACGAAATCCGCCACCGATTAAATTTGCTTTAAAGTCGTCTATTTGTGCCATGATTAACCTCCAACCTCGCTAAACGCAACGCCTGTACGAGTAGCAATAAAGTTTAATGTAATGAAGTTAATAGAACGAGCAGGTTTAACAAATATATCTGCAACAAATTCGTTTCTATCAATAACACTTCCTGTGTTGTTTGAAGCATCACACTTCACTAAGAAGTCTGTAATACCTCTACGACCTTGAACATCTCGTAAGAAAGGTTCAATTAAACTTCTAAATTGTGCTCTTGTAAACTCATCATTGAATTCAAAGAGTTGAAATTTAGCAGCAGTAGCGATTGCTTTTTCTAATACTAAGAATAGTCTTCTAACATTAATTCTGTCAAAAGCACTTGGTTTAGTTTGAGCAGTTTTATCACCAAATAAAGTCACACCTTGCCCTGGGAAGTTAACGACTGGGTTAACTCTTGCTTGATAAAGAATATCTCTATCAGCCTTGTCTGGGTTAAATGATAATTTTATTGCTCCTCTAACTGTTCCTCTTGTAAATCCAGCTGGTGAGAACCATGCGTCAGCAACATTATCTGTATTAGCACATAATCCAGCAGTTGAACCATTTAGAGGTACGAATCTATAAACATCATTGTACTTGTCATACATGTACATATATCCACTATCGAACACCATGTAAGATGAGCTTGGACATAAGTCAGCAGCAACTCTTACATTACTTGCTTGTTTAGCAGATGTTGTGACACCGACTGTAGCAGAACGATATGGTGAAACAAATCCAACACAATCTTTTCTGCCTTCTACTAGTTGAGTAATCATTGTGACATGAGTATCATGACCTGTAGATGTATCAGCAACGATACTTGATGAACCACCGATAACTAAATTGATATCTTCTGA